AAAGATAAGTTAGGACATGAAGCCGTAAGTGATATCTTTACAAACTTTATCGACATACAAAACGGAAAAGGTTTAGTTGTAGAAGAATGTGAAAATGTAGTACCTTACACGCCTGTAGGACACAATCCATTTGAAGCTATTGATATTATAGGTAAAGAGTGTAGATCAAAAGCATATAATGATGCATCACATTTTCTTTTCTACGAAACGACACAAGGATTTAACTTTCGTACATTAAGCGGTCTTTTGCAGCAAGAACCTGATGCTTCTAATGTATATTATTTTAGTGATCCTGCTGTTCCAGGTGCCTATGATGTAGAAAGAACTATAATAGGTCATACATTTTTAGACAATGTAGATACTATTGACTTATTGATAAAAGGTTTGTATGAGAACGACGTAGCCGTTATTGATCCTTTAACAAAAACATACTCGGAGGCTGGTTTTAATTACGCTCTTGACTTTGATAAACTACCGCATATTGTTGCCGGTGGTAAACCAACTATCAATCTTTCAAGAACTAATGTGTTAGCTAGTGAAATACCCGGACCAGCTCACAGTAGATTACAAGTAGCTGATCTTGCTAAACTTAAGTCTAGTAACAATATTACGTTTGATAGCAGAATAACAGCAGATAATGATCCTTATGTTTTTCATGGCCGTGAAAGATTTAGAAAAACACCTCTTATTGCTGCTCAACTTGCTTCTATAAGACAACATGGTATTGATGTTACAGTACCAGTTAACTTAAATTTGAATGCTGGTGATATCGTACAACTTTATATACCTTCAAATAAAGACAGAGAAGGAAATGATGACCCTTTTATTGAACATTTTGGTAGTAATCCAACTTTTCTCATCACTTCTGTAACGACAAAACTAACTGTAAATGGAGATTATGTCTCTATACTACAATGTGTTAAAGAGTCTTTTGCTACCGATTTAAGTGGTGTACAAATACAGTTTAGCGATACTGATGATGTTAAAAGTACGCTCATTACCAAAGCAATACAATATATTGGCCAAGAAACCAACGAGTATGGTGTTACTACTGATAAAAATATTAATCTAAATGCAGGTACTATTAGCACATTAGTTGCCAGTGCAGAAGGAAAAGCCTTATCAGTTGTAACTGAAAAAGCTACAAGTGAAGTAGATAAATCTCTTTCTGATGCCACAGCTGCAGCTGCAGATCCTAATGCAGAAGGTGCCTCTGATGTTGTAACAGATGAAGCTACGTTAAGTAACAGCCTGGATCAAACTTTAGATTCTGCCAGCGATGATATCGCAGCTCAAGGTCAAGAGTTAGCAGAGAACGCTGTAGAAAATATTAAGAACGCAGCAGTGGCAGCTGGTGTAACCCTAGCAACAACAAAAGTTTTATCTGCACTGAATGTGTCTCCTGCTAAAATGGCTAAGCTTATTAGAATTATAGCGTTGCTTGAAAAAATACCTATTTTTAAAGGCCCTATAACAGATGTGAAAGCAGACGCGGCAGCATTAAAAGATTCAGCATCATCTGCTGTCACTGGTGGAGGTGAGTAATGGATTTTAAGAATGATTTTTTAGGATATAACTTTACTTGGTTTATTGGCGAAGTAGAAGACAGAAACGATCCTTTAAAAGTAGGTAGAGTAAGAGTAAGATGCTTTGGCTGGCATCCTTCAAAAGAAGAACTCCCTACTACTGATTTACCCTGGGCTCAAACTATACAGCCTGTGACAGCTCCTGCAGCTGCTCCAACCGGTTTAGGTATTGGTGTATGGGTATTTGGTTTCTTTATGGATGGTGACAAAGCTCAACGTCCAATGATTATGGGTCAGATTCCAGGCTATAGAAATAATGCTGACGGTACTGTAGAGTCAGAACTACCAAGAGCTGCACGTGTAGAAGAAAATTACGAATCAGCTCAATCTAAGTTGAGAAAGGATTCTCGGGTAACAGGTATTACATTAGGTGCGTCTGGTGGTACCACATGGGATGAGCCAGAAGAGCCGGATGATAAAAGATATCCTTACGTCCAGACCGTAGCTTCAGAAGCAGGTTTCATGACTGAAACAGTATTCGGTCCATTTGACATGGACGAAGACGGGGGTGGAAGCTATGATTTCTTGACTAGACAAGTAACATATGACTGCAACGGCGGGTATGATGAACGTAGATCTCCAAGCGGAGACAAAATTGTTAAAGTAATCGGTGATAACTACGAAATTATCTGTGGTTCAAGCTTTGTAAATATTAAAGGTGATATTAACTTAACTGTTGACGGTAGTATGCGTACAAATATTGCTGGTGACTACGAATTAAACGTAGCAGGTAATATGTATACAACAGTCGGTAAGAGTGAGGATAAATTTATTGTCGGTGGTCAAACATTAGGAATGTTTGGTCAGAGAGACATATTTGTTGGAGGCCTCGATAAACTTCAAGTTATTGGTTCAAGCACACAAGAAATTACTGGTACCTCTACAGTTAAAATTACTGGTGCTGATATACGCACAGTTGGTGGTACAGCTACTCACATTTATAATGGAGCGTTTACTACAACAGCAGCAAGCGGTGCCTTTACATTAACCAGTGGTTCTGTTTCTGCTACAACACTAACTGCTTCTGGTGCTATAACAGGTCTTACAGTAACAGCAGGCGCACCTGGTCTACAAGTTGGATTAACAACGCACAAGCATACTGCACTTAATGTACCACCTACACCAGGAACATAACAAAGGAGTAAACTATGACACATGAAATGTTAAAATCTTTATTTGAAACCTATGTTACTGAAAGTGACAAATTTGACGGAGCTGGTAATAAAGCAGCAGGTACTAGAGCTCGTAAAGCTCTAGCTGAAATTACCAAACTTGCTAAAGTCCGCAGGAAAGAAATACAAGACGTAAAAAACGCTGATAAATAATAAATTAATTGAGGGATAACAGTGGCCAAATCGGGATCAGTCAATCCGTTAAGAAAGGAGGTACAGTTTAGTGACCTCAGTGTAACTATGACTGCACATCCTGTTACTGGAAAAGTAGCAGTAAAAAAGAATGCTGATGCTGTTGTTGGTGCTTTGAAGAATCTTATTTTAACTAATAGATTTGAAAGACCATATGATCCACTTTTTGGCGCTGATATCCGTAGTAGATTATTTGAAAATTTTGATCCTATTGAGCAAGTTAACATTGAAGAGGATATCAAGACTGCAATAAGAAACTACGAGCCAAGAGCGAGAATAAGTGATGTTAAAGTCGTGGCTTCTCCCAATTCTAATAGGGTTCAGGTTGGAATAAGTTTCTACGTAGTGAACGAAGCACAACCAATAACTGTTGGTCTAGAAATAGAGAGAACAAGGTAAAATGGCCGCAAATAACGCACTACAGCTGACTAGTATAGACTTTGATGGTATCAAAAACGATCTCAAAACGTTTCTATCTAATCAGACAGAACTCGGTGACTACAACTACGAATCATCTACTATGCAGATTCTTTTGAATCTGTTAGCGTATAATACATATAAGAATTCTTTTTATCTGAACATGGTTGGAAACGAAATGTTTTTAGACTCTGCTCAGATAAGAAATAATGTAGTTTCAAGAGCAAAAATGCTTAACTACACACCACGATCAGCTCAAGGCGCTACTGCAACAGTGCAAGTAACTATCACCCCTGGTGATACACCTGACACAATTACTGTACCAGCTGATACTCAGTTCACTACAACTATCGATGGTGTTAATTATATCTACGTTAACCCAACAGCTGAAGTTGTAAATGCTAATCCTTCTGGTATATATTCTACTAATCTTAGTATTACTGAAGGTAGGCCTTTTACATATCGTTTTACTGTAAGCTCAGTTTCTCCTGTTAGATATATTATACCGAATGAGAACGTTGATACAAGAAGTATTACAGTAAGAGTGCAAGAGTCCTCTTCTAACACATCTACAACAACATGGACTAATGCAACAGACATTACTGCCGTTGCTGGAAACACTTATGCGTTCTTCTTAGATGAAAATGAAGACGGAAAATATGAGATTAAGTTTGGTGATAATGTTGTTGGTCGTGGTCTAAATGACGGCAATATAGTACAAGCAAACTATAGGATATGTAACGGTACCGCAACACAAGGAGCTAATACATTTACTGCTCCTTCTAGTATTAGTGGTTATAGTAACATTACACTACTTACTACATCCTCGGCTACAGGTGGAGCAGAGCAAGAAAGCGTTGCTTCTATTAAGTTTAACGCTCCAAGAAACTATCAAGCTCAAAACAGAGCTGTAACAACCGGTGATTACGAAACTATTATTAAAAATAATTTTGGTGATATCGGAGCTGTATCAGTTTGGGGTGGACAAGAAAACGATCCCCCTGTATACGGTAAAGCGTATATCTCTGTAAAACCTAAAACAGGCTTCTTTATTTCTGATCCAAGAAAAGACAACATCGATGCTTTCTTATCTGATAAGAATGTTATGTCAATTACACCTGAGTTGGTAGATCCGACTTATAAATTTGTTGTCCCAACAATTGAAGTTAAGTATAATCCAAACTTAACAACATCTACTGCTGGTGCAATAGTTAATACAATAGGAAATAGAGTCGTACAGTATGAACTCTCTGATTTAGTTTCGTTTGGAAGAGAGTATTCGTCTTCAGAGCTAATAAAAGATATCTACACAGCAAACGAAGCTATTACTAATATAGAAATAAGTCTTCGAATGATGAAGAATTTTGCTCCTACTACAACTGCAAGGACCACATACAGAATACCATTTAATGATCCATTACTGAATATTACAGGAGGAGCAGTTTTAAGAGTTCCTCCTCAAAGTCACCCGGGCCGTGGACTCACAATCACGTCTAGTAAGTTTACTTACGAAAATCGAACTGAATCTTATTTTGATGATGACGGTTTCGGTAATGTACGAATATATTACATAGATGAATCAGGAGTAAGAGTATATACAAATAGATTAGCAGGAACTGTAGACTATAAGACAGGTCTTGTAGTACTTAACGAATTGTTGATAACTGCTTACGAAGGTACTTCACTAAAAGTTTACGCGGTTCCACGAGATGACAGTGTTGTAAGTGTACGTAATCAAATACTAGCGATTACAGAAGCTAAGATCGAACTTTTTGATACTAAACTTAAAAAGGTAACATCATCAACATCAAACGTAAGTACTCAAGGTAGTAGTGCTACGGTAGTTGGTTCAGGCGTTATTTCGACGGTATTCTAATGGCAACGGATAATAAGTCTTCCATACTTATAGACGACATAATACCTGAATTCTTAGACACTGAAGGTCCTAAGTTTAAAGCGTTTATGCGCGCTTACTATGAGTGGTTAGAAACTACAAATCAAATTACCGATCGCTCTAAAAATCTTCTTAAGTATGGTGATATTGACACAACTGACAACGAGTTTATCAAATATTTCCAGCGTGAAGTTCTCGCTGATTTTCCTGAAGATGTTCTAGCTAACAAAGCCCTTCTTGTTACAAGAATCAAAGATCTTTATCGTTCTAAAGGATCTGAGCAAGCATATAAAATGCTTTTCAGACTTCTTTATGATGATGAGGTTGACTTTTACTATCCTGGAGAGGATATACTTAGAGTTTCAGATGGTAGATGGGTTAAAGAGCAAGCTTTAAGACTTTCTGCTCCATTTACTGGAAGCTTATATGATATAGGTGGTAAAAATGTAACCGGAGCAACGTCAGGCGCTACTGCGAAAGTAAACAGAGTAACTGCAACTCTAGAACAAGGTATAGAAGTCTTTGAAATATTTTTAACTAATGTAGTAGGAACTTTTCAAGACCGTGAGATAGTAAGAACAACTGATAATGTTATATCGGGAAGAATTATATCATCTGTTGGACCTTTGCAAGGTGTTGATATTCAATTTGGCGGTTCTAAGCATAGAGTAGGAGATAGAGTACGCATTACTAGTAGCTCAGGCTCTGGTGCAAATGGTGCAGTAACAACGGTAGAAGGTTCAAGTATTGTTCCAGTGCTTGTTGATGGAGGCAGCGGTTACACAACTGATGCAACAGTTACACTTATTGGTGGGTCCGGTTCTGGAGCTATTTTTCAAGTTGATAGTATAAACAATACTGAGACTATAACAACTTACGATGATACAATTTCCGATTTAAGCGGTACAAGGATAGATGCTAATACATTTATAACATCTAACACCGGGACTCTAAGTGCTAATTTGGCTATAGCTAACTCGTCTACAGTTCTTAGTGCAGCATTAGGAACATCAAACACCACAGTTGGTACAATAGCATCTATGTCAGCTACGGAGCGAGGCTCTGGTTATAGTATTTTACCTAGTGTATCAGTGAGACAGGACAACATAGCTGATCAAGAAATACCAGATGGTTCAGGTGGAATTAAAGGCTTCAATGCTGTAGTAACTGCTAATAGTGTTGGCGGCTCTATTACTGGTGTAAATGTTGATAATGCTGGATCTCGTTATAATAGAACAGAACTATTAACAATACAGAATCTTACTAGATCAGCTACTAATGCTACTGGTTCACCGTTGATTACAGGTGTAATAGATTACGACGGAAAATATACTGACACTAAAGGTTTTATATCTTGGAATAATAAGCTTCAAGACAATTACTACTACCAGCAATTTGCTTATGTGTTAAGATCTAAACAATCAATGAACACATATCGTGAAATAGTTAAAAAACTACTTCACCCTGCTGGTACAAATGTTTTTGCTGATTTAATGATAGAGTCGAATGCTGCTTTAGAGTTTTCAGCAAACACATATATCTTTTATTCTATTGAATTTGCAGCTCTCAATTCCATTACGTCAACTGCAAGTGTTGGTACGCCAACTGTTACTCCAACGTTGTCACCAACAGCTATAGCGCCTACCGCGGCCTTTGGTACACATCAGCTTGACATGTTCATTGATACTTCATCAATAACAACAACAGCTAATGTCTCCAATCCTGAAATATTATTAAGTGTTGGTGGAGCTGAGCTGATAAGCATAACATCTACACTATCTATACCGGTAGATCATCAAGTTCTAGCAGTAGGGCCTGGTACAATTAGTAACTTTATTGCAAATAATATAAGCGATCTGTCTGCAGATCAGATTGATGATTATGATGCACTGACAATCAGTACACTGCCAGGTAATAAGATTTACGATGGTATAGGAACATCGTTCGATACACAACTAAGCCCAGGATCACAAATAATATTTACATCTGAGGGTGAAGAGTTTACATTAAATGTTTCTTCTATAGATGATGCTAATACATTGGCTGTTACAGCCAACGCAACATACGCTAACGGCGACCTAGCCGTTATTAGTGGATTAACATATTTTTACACTTCTTGAACCTAAATAAATAGATAAAATTTAGAGATACAACATGCCAGCTATAGTAACAAGAAAGTTTAAAATTTACAACGCAGAGCATTTTAAAGAAGCGTTTAGTGAAGCTACACCTGACTACTTGTATCTTTTTATTGGTAGGTTGCAGGAATGGCCTAATAGTGATACTCCTCCAGCAATTACAGAATCGACAACAGCTGTTGATTATGATCCTTGGAGAGATATGTTAGCGGCAAAGAAAATCGCTACTAACGACATGTCATTTGCTGTAGAAAGGATTAATTGGACTACAGGTACAGTATATGAT